CGCCGAAGTAATCTTCGCGGCGGGCAAGAAAGTCGTAATGGGCCGAGGCGTCGAGCGCGGCTTGGGCCAAGTGCTGCGTCAGGCGGGCGGTCGAGATGGCCACGCCATTGGTCAGTTCGTTGTGCAGACGACCCTCTTCCCCTGCGGCGGCTCGGCGAGCGGCTTCGACTTGCGCCATGAGGTCGCGCTCGATGACGGCCAAGGCTTCCTGCTTTTTCGCTGTGGCCACTTCCACTGCACCCGTTGCCCCGGCGACATAGCTTTCGACCAAGGACTTGCGGACTTCGTAGGAGAAAGGATTCGGCTTGGTCCCACTGGAGTAATCTTCCCGGCGGGCCAAGAAATCCCAGTGCGCTCCGGCTTCAGTCGCCGCTTGGGCCAAGTAAGTTGTCATCCGCGCTGTGGAGATTTTCACACCCTCCGGCAATTCGTTGTGCAGCTTACCCTCTTCCCCTGCTTCCGCACGGCGAGCCGCTTCGACTTGGGCCATGAGGTCGCGCTCGATGACGGCAAACGCCTCCTGCTTGAGGGATGCCGCCACATCCGGAGCCGCCGTCGCCGTCGCGATGTATGACTCGACTAATTTCTCACGGATCTCAAAAGGGAAAGGGTTCGGCTTGGTGCCGCTGGAATAGTCCTCACGACGGGCCAAGAAGTCCCAATGCGCTCCGGCATCCGTGGCCGACTGGGTCAGATACTCATTCATCCGCGAGGTCGGAATCTTCACGCCCTCCGGCAATTCGTTATGCAGCCGTCCCGCCTCGCCGCCAACCACTCGGCGGGCCGCTTCGATTTCCTGCATCAGGTTGCGCTCGACCAAGGCCAAGGCTTCTTGTTTCAAAGCCGATGCCGCGTCGACCGCCGCGCTGGTCGTGGCCAAGTAAGACTCAACCAACTTTTTGCGGACTTCGTAGGGGAAATGACTCGGTGTCGTGCCGCCCGCATAGTCCTCACGGCGGGAAAGGAAAGAATAATGGGCCGAGGCTTCGGTCTGGGCCTGAGCGAGATACGTGGTCAGACGTGCCGTCGGGATCTTTACCCCTTCCGGCAATTCATTGTGAAGCTGACCTTCCGTGCCGCCTGCGGCACGACGCACCGTTTCGACATCATCCATCAAGTCACGCTCGATCAGGGCAAAGGCTTCCTGCTTGAGCGAAGCGGCGACCTCGGCGGCGGCATTGGCCGTGGCAATGTAGGATTCGACTAGTTTCTTGCGAACTTCGAAGGTGAATGGATTTGGTTTGATCCCTGTCGAGTAGTCCTCGCGACGGGCCAGAAAGTCGTAGTGCAGCGAAGCATCGGAGGCCGCTTGGGAGAGATACTGCGTCATCCGCGCTGTCGGGATTTTTACCCCGTCCGGAAGCTCATTGTGCAGACGACCTTCCTCACCGGACTGTCCGCGCCGAGTCCGCTCCACGTCGGCCGTCACATTGCGGTCGATCAATTCCAAGGCTTGTGTCTTGAGCCCCGCACCATCCGCCCCGTTGTCTGCGGCAATGATGGAAAGCGCAAGAAGCCGGACCACTTCAACTGGAAGCAGGGAGTCGAATTGCGCGGCATCCGAAGTCAGCGCGGCAAAGGTCAGGCTGGTCTTGGCCTTGTCTTCGCGGCGGCTGACAAAATTATAGTGATCGACCGCCTGCTGGTAAGCCTGGTTGATGTAACTTTTGAGCCGACTTTCTGGGAGCCGATATTGAACGAGCGTCTCCAGCCCGATCCGTCCGGTCATACCGCCAAAGGTGTTCTGCCCGTTCGAGGTGGCCAGCGATTGAAAAGTCGTCCGACGCGCCCGCTCGACTTCATTCATCAAGTTGCGCTCGATGTAGGAATTGGCCTTGGTCTCCAACGCGGTGGCCAGTTCCAACTGGTTGTTCTCCTCGCGCCAGAGCGACAAGATCATCGTCTTGGTCGCGTCGATGTTGTCGAGGATGAGGTCGCCCGTGGTCGGCACGCCGGTCGTGCCGCCTGATTGCCAGACGAGCGGCGACTTCTCCAACTCCTCGCGGCGGGAGAGGAAATTGTAGTGATCGATCAAACGGCGCTGGGCCTCGTTGATCCGTTGGTCGATGCGCGCCGTATCGGTCACCGCCACGCCATTATCGACGTAGGGTGCCAGCAGATTACGTGCTTCGAGGTAAGTCGCCATTTATTGCAGTCGGATCCAATTCGTCCCGTCGATTTTTTGCCACGCGAAGGATTGACCGGCTGTCGTTCCCGTCGGAAGAGCGGCACCCAGCACGGTATTTCCGTTAAGGTTCACCGTCAGTGTTGTCACAATGCTGCGCGTAAAAAACCGGAGGATCTGTCCGACCACACTATTGTTCGTGCTCGGGAAGGTGAAGAAGAAGGTCGCGTAGGTCGTCGTGTTGTTGAGCACCACAGTCTCATCAATCCCGCTCGACCCTGCACTCAGCGTGCCACCCGCTGCGGGCGGCGCGGGAAGAGTAACAATGGCACGATTTTTCTTGGCTTCAGGTGCCGTGAGGTAGGACGCAAAGGTATCGAGCAACGACTGCGGGTCGTTGGGATACTTGGTTCCGGTAGGGAGTGTTCCTGGGATTAGTGCCATAGAGTTATTTCACACGTTGCCATCATGGGGTCATCGGACTATCGAAACCATTCCGTAAGTTGTGTCGCTCGGGTATCCAGTGGCGCCATTTCCTGCAAAATGTCCATGAATCAACCTAACCGCCGATGCGGTTGGGGCTGTTGAATGATTAATAGCCAAGCATCCACTCGCGTTCGCCCAGCTGCCTGCTGTGACGGCGGCATAATTGGCGTCAGGCATCGCCGTTGTAAAGGTGACCGTATAGTCGCCTCCGGCATTCTTCAGCACGCTTGCCACATTCCCACTGGCACGGATCTTGACGTTGGCGCCGTTGGTAGATGCTCCGGTATCGCCCTCGTTTCGCGTGCCATCAAAATTCACCCAAGCCCTGCACGCAAAGATCGGCGGGGCGTTGTCGGCGTTGAGTGCCTTTTTGATTTCGCCGGCATTGGCGGCGAGGAAGAGCTTGTCGTTGGTGACGGAGTCATTAGCAAGCTGCGTGGTTCCAATGCCGCCCGCTTTGGTGGCCGAAGTCGTCTGCGTCGTGGCGTCGTCGAACGTGATGCCGGAGGATGTAATGGAGGTTGGCATGGCTAGTGTTTGATGCAATAGAGCATGGCGATGTTTGCGGGGCGTGTTTCGCTCGCCGTGCGCGGAGTGCCATTGGTGCCGTCTGTTGTTGGGTCCAGCACCGACACTGACCCCGAGGCCAAAACACCGGGACCTGGTCCCGCATAAGTGGCCCCTGCTGGTGGCGTCGAAGTTATTGTGTTATGTGATACCGAGTGACGGTGACCTTGAAGCGCATCGCCCTCTTTAGCCGCAAACGTCTTGTTGTAGGTGATTCCACTGATCGTCTGCGACCCACTACCACGCACAAAGATGCCGCGCAGGTCGGGTAGATTGAAAGTCGTGCTACCGTTGCCAACTCCGTGGGTCGTTCCGACAGCAGCAAAGAGCCTTGCATAGGTGGAACGAGAAACTGCGGTGCCATCTGCCGCCAGCCAGCCACTCGGCGCGCTGTTCATGGCGAACGCCATCACCGCACCAGCGGGAACGCCTCCGGTGGTAATACCCGTTGCGTCCAAGGTCGCCGCGGTCGTCCCGTTCACTTTGATGTAGCCTTGCGGGAGGGTTGAGTCTGCTTCTAGTGAGATGGCCATAGTAGATGGTTAGCTGTCTTTGATTTCGGTCAGCGTCAGCACAGCAGATGCTTGTCCGCCGTAGCGGCGTGTTCCGCCGTTGCTGTTGTATGCAAAGTTTACGGTTCCGAGACTTGGGCCAACACGGACAGAATAAGTTATCGCTGAACCGCTGGCCGGAGAATCTAGGTGCTGAATGAAGACCGGCGTTGTTGCGTTGGCCACCGAGTGAGTTGTGGATGTCGCGTTGATAGCGGTGGTTCCACGAAACAAAACGTGGCTTGCGCTAAATCCCGTGTTTGGCGATGCGCAAAACCCACTGAACTGAACAAGCACTTTATTGGTGCTGCTCTTTGGCGTAATCGTTGCCGTCAACAGCTCAAACCCTTCGGTGCTTTGCGGAACGGTATCGTCATGTGGGATCGCCACGCTGACGGCCGTGACCGTTGCTACTGTTGACGAGACGACTTGAACGACTGCTCCATCTGCAACCTTAGAATTAACAACGGCACCATCCGCAATATCCGAAGTAGCAACACAACCATCCGGCAATCCCCCTGCGGTGATTCCGGTGACTGTTCCTGTTCCGTTGATGGTGATCGGCATGATTCTTAGACGACAGTCCAGGTTGAGCCATTGGGCACGGTGACTGTGATTCCGTTGGATACGGTAATCGGGCCTGCACTCATGGCGTTTTTGTTAGTGCTTATTGTGTAATTCGTATCGACCGTTTGGTCGTTCTCATAAAATACACGATCTGTGCCGCCTCCGGTAGCGCCACGGATTTTGGCATTGGGATCGATCTTGGCTTCGGTCACCGCACCATCGTTCAACATCGAGGTGGTGATGATGCTCGGGCCTCCGGTCAGGACGAGATACCAAGGCATCACGGTGGTTCCAACTGTGTCCGTCGCCTTGAAGAAAGTCATGTAGACGCGACCGCCATTGGCCGTTCCGGAGGTCACAGTGACCACCGCCGAACCGAGTTCGGCATTGGTATCGGCATCGGTGACACGGGTCAGCACCCATGCAGCCACGGCACTGCCTGTGTTGGTCACGGCGTAAATGCCGTTGTGCGCGGCACTGGTCTGATCTTTGACCAGAATGCGATCACTTGCCGCAACGGCCGCACCGTCGATAGAGAGTGCGCCAAGGGTTCCGTTGTTGGTCAAAGTCGCTCCGACACCCGCTGTGCCGTTGGCGTATGTCGCCGTCAGGTTGGCCGTGGTCGCCAGCCGCGCCGCGTCTTTGTAAGGCATTCCGGTGACGG